ACGCTTAACGACAAAATCAGAAAAGGAGTAGACACACTCATCTACAGAGCAAAAAGGTAACACCCCTACAATGGACTCTGACAAGATTGTCTTCAAAGTCCATAATCAGTTGGTGTCTGTAAAGCCAGAGGTGATTGTTGATCAATATGAGTACAAATATCCTGCTATCAGAGATCAGAAGAAACCTAGCATAACTCTGGGGAAAGCTCCTGATTTAAACAAGGCTTACAAATCTATTTTGTCAGGAATAAATGCGGCTAGATTGGATCCCGATGATGTATGTTCCTACCTAGCAGCAGCTATGGAACTGTTTGAAGGAATTTGCCCTGAAGACTGGCTAAGCTATGGGATTCTCATAGCAAGAAAGGGGGAGAAGATTACCCCTGCCACCTTGGTGAACATTCAGAGAACGAACATTGAAGGCAACTGGGCCTTGACCGGAGGATACGACCTTACAAGGGATCCAACTGTGGCCGAACATGCATCTCTAGTGGGCCTTCTGCTCTGCTTGTATAGACTAAGCAAGGTCTCCGGGCAGAACACAGGGAATTATAAGACTAACATAGCCGATCGAATGGAGCAAATCTTTGAGACCGCTCCTTTTGTCAAAATCGTGGAGCATCATACCTTAATGACCACTCACAAAATGTGTGCCAATTGGAGTACAATCCCAAATTTTAGGTTTCTTGCAGGCACATATGATATGTTCTTTTCTAGGATAGAGCATTTATTTTCTGCAATCCGGGTCGGAACTGTAGTGACGGCATATGAAGATTGTTCTGGACTGGTCTCTTTCACAGGATTCATCAAACAAATAAATTTGACGGCTAGGGAGGCTATATTGTATTTCTTCCACAAGAATTTTGAAGAGGAAATCAAGAGGATGTTTGAACCAGGGCAAGAGACTGCAGTTCCACACTCTTATTTTATACATTTCAGGTCCTTAGGGTTGAGTGGGAAGTCTCCTTATTCCTCAAATGCAGTAGGTCATGTGTTTAATCTGATCCATTTCGTTGGCTGTTACATGGGTCAAATCAGATCTCTAAATGCTACTGTTATCTCTAGTTGTGCACCACATGAAATGTCTGTGTTAGGGGGTTATCTGGGGGAGGAATTCTTTGGCAAGGGAACATTCGAGAGGAGGTTCTTCAGAGACGAAAAGGAGCTCCGAGATTATGAAGCCGCAGAGTCTGTCAAAAACGACGTCGCACTGGCAGATGATGGAACCGTCAACTCAGATGATGAGGACTTTTTTTCTGGGGAAACGAGAAGTCCGGAGGCCGTGTATGCGAAGATCATGATGAACGGGGGAAAATTGAAAAAGTCTCACATCCGGCGATATGTATCAGTCAGCTCAAACCACCAGGCCAGACCGAACTCCTTTGCAGAATTTTTGAACAAAACTTACCTAGGTGATCAGAGATAATCGAACCAGTGCCTCCCCTCAATCCGTCCCGCTGCTTCTCCAGACGAAACAAGAAAAAAACTAACACCCCTCCCTCAAATTCATTCCCGTCATGAGCAAAATCTTTGTAAATCCTAGTGCAATTCGTGCAGGACTGGCAGACCTTGAGATGGCTGAAGAGACAGTTGATTTGATCAACAGGAATCTTGAGGACAACCAGGCTCATCTTCAAGGAGAGCCCATCGAAGTGGATGCTCTTCCAGAGGATATGAGAAGGCTCCAGATAAGTGAACATGCACCTTGTCACCCGTCAGAGGGTGCCTGCAAGAAAGAAGAAGGGAGCGACGATGACTTCTACATGGCGGAGAGTGAGGACCCATATGTACCTCTTCAGTCCTATCTAGACAGTGTGGGAATTCAGATCGTGAGGCAGATGAAGACTGGGGAGAGATTCTTCAAAATCTGGTCCCAGACCGTAGAAGAGATCATATCATATGTGACTGTCAACTTTCCTCTGCCATCTGGAAGACCAACTGAGGACAAATCTACCCAGACTGTAGGGGAGAAGCCTAGGTCAAATGTCCAGCAGGGATCTGCCAAGAAAGAGGATCACCTGTCTAAGGCCAAAATGACCTCCCAAGAAGCATCTGGGCCTCCGGCGCTCGAGTGGTCCACTACCAACGATGAAGATGATGCATCAATAGAAGCAGAGATAGCCCATCAGATTGCAGAAAGTTTCTCGAAGAAATATAAATTCCCTTCTAGATCTTCTGGGATATTTCTATATAACTTTGAGCAACTGAAGATGAATCTGGATGACATCGTGGGAGAGGCCAAAAAGATCCCAGGTGTGACCAGACTGGCTCAAGATGGTCTTAAGCTCCCACTCAGGTGTATATTAGGAGGGGTGGCCTCAACCCATTCAAAGAAGTTCCAACTCCTGGTTGGTTCCGATAAGCTGGGCAAAATCATGCAGGACGATCTCAACAGATATCTGGCTTATTAACTTATCCCCCAAGGATTCCTTCACCCCACAAGATCATCCAGAGCCTCATCTGACTCATGGAAAAAACAGGCAACACCACTGACGCAATGAATTTTTTCCGAAAGATAGTGAAAAGTTGCAAAGATGAGGAGGATCAAAAGCCAGCTCTGATGTCGGCTCCACCAGATGATGACGATCTGTGGCTTCCCCCGCCGGAGTATGTACCTTTGACCGAGATCACAGCTAAAAAGAATATGAGGAACTTTTGTGTCAATGGCGAGATTAAGATTTGCAGCCCCAACGGGTATTCCTTTAGGATCCTGAGACATATTCTGAGGTCTTTTGATGGAGTCTATTCTGGAAATCGGAGAATGATAGGACTTGTCAAGGTTGTGATCGGTCTAGCCCTCTCAGGTGCTCCGGTCCCGGAGGGGATGAACTGGGTCTACAAGATAAGACGCACCCTTGTTTTCCAATGGGCAGAGTCTCACGGCCCACTAGATGGAGAAGAGCTAGAATACTCACAGGAGATAACCTGGGATGATGATTCAGAGTTCATAGGTTTGCAAATAAGGATAAGTGCAAGGCAATGTCATATCCAAGGACGGATCTGGTGCATCAACATGAACTCCAGGGCATGTCAGTTATGGTCAGATATGTCTCTCAAGACCCAGCAGGCTGACGAGGACAGGAACACCTCTTTGTTGCTAGAATGACCTCCCCTTTACATAGCACCTTACTCAGTTACCTCTACACAAGGATGTACATGATTTTATCCTCCACCTTTTATGAGCAATAGAACAAAAATATGTAATGGTGCCACTCTACCGCTGCATTTTATTGAGACACCCTATTGAACATCTTCACATGTGAAACCTCTGCAATGTGAAAAAAACATTTAACATCCCTCAAGGATCCAAGGCACCATGCCAACTCAAGCCGTCCTCTCTGCATTTCTCGCAACAATCACAATTTGTGTAGGGAAATTCCCCATCTACACAATCCCCGATAAACTGGGTCCCTGGAGCCCCATTGACATCAATCACCTCAGCTGCCCAAACAATCTTGTCGTGGAAGATGAGGGGTGTACGAACCTGTCCGGGTTCACATATATGGAGCTAAAGGTCGGATACATAACAACAATAAAGGTGAGCGGATTTACATGTACAGGAGTGGTCACGGAAGCCGAGACTTACACCAACTTTGTAGGTTATGTCACAACCACTTTCAAGAGAAAGCACTTCCGTCCACGTCCTGATGCATGTAGGGAAGCTTATGATTGGAAGACCGCAGGAGACCCTAGATACGAGGAGTCATTGCATAACCCATATCCTGATTCCCATTGGCTGAGAACAGTCACCACCACGAAAGAGTCACTCCTGATAATAGGGCCAAGTGTGGCGGACATGGACGCCTATGACAAGTCTCTTTATTCCAAGATATTCCCAGATGGGAAATGTTCTGGAATCTCTGCTGTCTCTCCCTTCTGCCCGACGAACCATGAATATACAATATGGATGTCCGAGAATCAAAAGCCCGGTATGTCCTGTGACATATTCACCACTAGCAAGGGGAAGAAGGCCACGAAAAATGGCAAAATGTGTGGGTTTGTTGACGAGAGAGGATTATACAAATCCCTCAAAGGAGCCTGCAAACTGAAACTGTGCGGTGTCTCCGGCCTGAGACTAATGGACGGATCTTGGGTCTCTGTTCAGAACCCGGAGGATGCAAAATGGTGCTCTCCCGACCAGCTGGTGAACATTCATGACTTCCACTCAGATGAAGTTGAACATCTTATTGTGGAGGAGCTTGTTAAAAAGAGAGAAGAGTGTCTGGATGCTCTGGAATCAATCATGACCACCAAATCAGTAAGCTTCCGGCGATTGAGTCACTTGAGAAAGCTTGTTCCTGGATTTGGGAAGGCTTACACCATTATCAATAAAACCTTGATGGAGGCAGATGCCCACTACAAGTCAATTAGGCAATGGACTGAGATAATCCCTTCAAAGGGGTGTTTAATGGCAGGAGGGAGATGCTATCCTCACCATAATGGGGTCTTCTTCAACGGGATAATCCTCAGCCCGGATGGCCACGTGTTGATTCCAGAGATGCAATCTGCTTTGCTTCAGCAGCATATAGAGCTGCTGGAGTCATCTGTTATACCCCTCATGCATCCCCTGGCTGATCCCTCAACTGCCCTTAAAGGGGGAGACGGAGCAGAGGACTTTGTAGAGATCCATCTCCCCGATGTGCAAAAACAAATCTCGGGGATTGACTTGGGTCTCCCTGAGTGGAAGAGGTATTTCTTAATGGGGGTATCTGCTTTGGCCCTGCTTGCCTTAACAATAATTCTCGCCACGTGTTGTAAACGGATAAGGAGGAAAAAGAAGATGAAGTCAAGTCCTGTGGAGTTGATTCGAAAGGTGTCTGTGACCTCTCAAAGCGGGAAGGTAGTTCCATCGTGGGAATCTTATAAGGTTGATGCAGGAGGTCAAGCTTAGGTTCTGATCACATGGTTGACGATCAGAATATATAACAATCTATGCCTATTTAAATCAAGGGGTGTTAAGCCATGAGATCCTCCTGATGTCATCCTCAGTTCTGGAAAGGAGGAAGTCCCATATCCAAGCCAGGGATGAGGAGTGAGATCATTCTTAGTATCTCGGTATACAGGGTATATTGATGATGACATCAATTACTGGTGCTTCAGTTGATTCGGGATGCATTTATTCAGTCCTTCTCGCGATAAAAGGTGGTGATCATATTATCCTGTATTTGATGCAGACATCTCAATACACTTTGAGACAAGGTACATTCTAGAGAACAGGGATGTAGAATTCTCACCATCGGGGAATCTCTTGATCAGATGACGCTCAGCTATTTTACTAACTAAGTGTATATATTGACAATGAGTGCTATCATCTAGATTACATTATCATGAAAAAAACATGACACTGGGGAAGAATCAACACCTCTCTTCTGAGAAACTGTCTCAATATGCTGGACCCTCAAGAGGTCTATGATGATCCTGTGGACCCGGTGGAACCTGAGACAGATCTCAAGAACAACTCTGTGGTACCAAACATACTCAGAAACTCAGACTATAATCTGAATTCCCCCTTGATAGAAGACCCATCAAGGCTTATGTTGGACTGGCTAACAACAGGAAATAGACCAAATCGATTAAACATGACTGACAATGCGTTTAGATCATACAAAGTGCTTAAAAGTTACTTCAAAAGATTAGATGTTGGGTCTTTGAAGGTTGGTGGCGTTGGAGCCCAAGCCATGATGTCATTGTGGTTGCACGGAGCTCACTCTGAGTCTACCAGAAGCAGAAAGTGTCTGTCTGACCTGACCCATTTTTACCAGAGATCATCCCCAATTGAGAAGCTCCTGAACTATACCTTGGAAAATAGAGGACTTCAGACCCCACCGGAGGGAGTTCTCTCCAGTTTGAAGAAGGTTGACTATGACCAGGCATTCGGTCGATACATGGGCAATGTTTACTCCTCTTACTTGTTCTTTCATGTCATAATCTTATATATGAATGCATTGGATTGGGAGGAAGAAAAGACAATTCTAGCATTGTGGAAAGACCTAAGCTCAGTGGACATTAAAAAGGATCAAGTCAAGTTTAGAGATCAGATATGGGGGTCCCTGGTAGTGACCAAGGACTTTATCTATTCTCAAAGTGCCAACTGCCTATTCGATAGGAACTACACCTTGATGTTGAAGGATCTGTTTCTGTCTAGGTTCAACTCCCTTCTTATCTTACTGTCACCTCCAGAGCCCAGGTACTCAGACGACTTGATTTCTCAGCTGTGTCAACTCTACATTGCAGGAGATCACGTTTTGGCGATGTGCGGCAACTCCGGGTATGATGTAATCAAAATGTTGGAGCCGTATGTCGTAAATAGCCTAGTACAGAGGGCCGAGGGATTCAGACCTTTAATCCACTCCTTGGGAGATTTTCCCCTTTTTATAAAAGACAAGGTTACACAACTTGAGGGTATCTTTGGGCCGAGTGCAAGGAACTTTTTTCATATCCTGGATCAACTCGACAATATACATGATTTGGTTTTTGTTTATGGCTGTTATAGGCACTGGGGGCACCCTTACATAGACTATCGGAAGGGGCTGTCCAAGCTGTATGATCAAGTTCATCTCAAAAAGGTTATCGACAAGGATTATCAGGAATGTTTGGCTAGTGACTTGGCTAAAAGAATCCTTAGATGGGGATTTGACAAGTACTCGAAGTGGTATCTAGACTCTAAACTACTTGCACATGACCACCCTTTGACCCCCTATGTCAAGACCCAAACCTGGCCGCCCAAACATATAGTAGATATAGTGGGAAACACATGGCACAAGCTCCCCATCACTCAAATCTTTGAGATCCCTGAGTCCATGGACCCCTCTGAGATCCTAGATGACAAGTCACACTCTTTTACCAGAACCAAGCTGGCGTCCTGGCTTTCTGATAATCGAGGGGGTCCCGTCCCGAGTGAGAAGGTGATAATCACGGCCCTCTCCAGACCCCCTGTCAACCCTCGTGAGTTCTTAAAGTCGATAGATTTAGGAGGCTTGCCAGATGATGATCTCATAATAGGGTTGAAGCCCAAGGAGAGAGAATTAAAGATTGAGGGTAGGTTTTTTGCTCTAATGTCATGGAATTTAAGACTCTATTTTGTGATCACAGAGAAGCTCCTAGCAAACTATATTCTACCTCTATTTGATGCCTTGACCATGACAGACAACTTGAATAAAGTGTTCAAAAAGCTCATCGACAGAGTTACAGGACAGGGGTTGCAGGATTATTCCAGGGTGACATATGCTTTCCACTTAGACTATGAAAAGTGGAACAACCACCAGAGGTTGGAGTCTACAAAAGATGTGTTCTCCGTACTGGATCATGTGTTCGGATTGAAGAGGGTTTTCTCCAGAACTCATGAGTTCTTTCAGAAGTCTTGGGTTTATTATTCTGACAGGTCAGACCTTATAGGTCTATGGGAAGGCCAGATATATTGTCTGGATATGTCAGATGGCCCCACTTGTTGGAACGGTCAAGATGGGGGCTTAGAAGGGTTGAGACAGAAGGGTTGGAGTTTAGTGAGTCTTTTGATGATAGATCGAGAGTCCCAGACAAGGAACACGAGGACAAAGATCTTGGCACAGGGGGACAATCAAGTCCTATGCCCCACATACATGTTGTCCTCTGGGCTGACTGAAGAGGGGCTTCTTTACGAGTTGGAAAGCATATCGAGAAATGCCCTCTCCATATATCGAGCCATTGAGGATGGAGCATCTAAATTGGGACTGATAATCAAAAAGGAGGAGACAATGTGCAGTTATGACTTCCTTATATATGGAAAAACTCCTTTGTTTAGGGGCAACATCTTGGTTCCTGAGTCCAAGAGATGGGCCAGGGTCTCATGTATCTCCAATGACCAAATTGTCAATCTAGCCAACATTATGTCCACAGTGTCTACTAATGCTCTGACAGTGGCTCAACACTCACAATCCCTGATAAAACCTATGAGAGACTTTTTGCTCATGTCAGTACAAGCTGTCTTTCATTACTTGCTGTTCAGCCCTATATTGAAAGACAGGGTTTATAAGATCTTAAGTGCAGACGGAGACGACTTCCTCCTTGCCTTGTCAAGGATTGTTTATTTGGACCCATCGCTGGGAGGTGTGTCGGGTATGTCTTTGGGCCGTTTTCACATACGACAGTTCTCTGACCCTGTATCTGAGGGATTGGCGTTTTGGAAAGAAATTTGGTCAAGCTCTTCAGAGGCTTGGATCCACTCTTTGTGTCAAGAGGCAGGCAACCCAGACCTAGGTGACAGGAGTCTAGAAAGTTTCACCCGTCTTCTTGAGGACCCCACTACTCTGAACATAAGGGGAGGAGCCAGCCCAACCATCTTATTGAAGGATGCCATCAGGAAGGCCCTTTATGATGAGGTCGACAAGGTGGAAAACTCAGAATTCAGAGAGGCAATATTATTATCCAAAACCCATCGAGATAATTTTATCCTATTTCTGAGATCAGTGGAGCCCCTTTTCCCCAGATTTCTCAGCGAGTTATTCAGTTCATCTTTTCTCGGGATACCGGAGTCTATTATCGGACTCATCCAGAACTCTCGAACGATTCGGCGGCAATTCAGGAGGAGTCTCTCCAGGACCTTGGAAGAATCCTTCTTCAACTCAGAGGTCCACGGAATCAACAGAATGACTCAGGTACCACAAAGAATAGGGAAGGTGTGGGCGTGCTCAGCAGAAAGGGCAGATCTCCTGAGAGAGATTTCCTGGGGTAGAAAAGTGGTAGGCACCACCGTGCCTCATCCAGCAGAGATGCTGGTTCTAGTGCCGAGGTCTTCCATCTCGTGTGTGTGTACCCAAACTGGAGAAGATAGCCCCAGAATCTCCGTGTCTGTATTACCCTCGTTCGATCGATCTTTCTTCTCTAGAGGTCCTCTAAAAGGGTATCTAGGCTCTTCGACATCTATGTCAACCCAGTTGTTCCATGCTTGGGAGAAGGTGACAAATGTCCATGTGGTAAAGAGGGCGTTGTCCCTGAAAGAGTCCATAAACTGGTTTATAGACAGAAAGTCCAATTTAGCTCAGACACTGATCAAAAACATCATCTCGCTGACAGGTCCTCTATTCCCTCTTGAAGAGACCCCTGTGTTCAAGAGGACAGGATCTGCACTTCACCGGTTTAAGTCAGCAAGATACAGTGAAGGGGGTTACTCTTCTATCTGCCCCAATTTGTTGTCACACATCTCCGTCAGCACAGATACAATGTCCGACTTGACACAGGATGGAAGGAACTTTGACTTTATGTTTCAACCCCTCATGCTCTACGCTCAAACATGGACCTCTGAGCTTGTGCAGAAAGACATCAGATTGAGGGATTCGACATTTCATTGGCATCTTCGCTGTCTTAAATGTATCAGACCAATTGATGAGATAACTCTCGAAGCTCCTCAAATCTTCACCTTCCCAGATGTGTCTAAGAGGATCTCAAGGATGGTGTCAGGTGCAGTACCTCAATTTCAGAGACTTCCAGAAGTTGTTTTGAAGCCTGGGAAGTTTGAATCCTTGAATGGCAAAGAAAAATCTAGGCATATAGGCACTGCCCAAGGGTTGCTGTATTCCATACTAGTCGCTACCCATGATGCAGGATACAACGACGGTACTATATTTCCTGTCAATATATATAGTAAGGTTTCTCCAAGGGATTATCTTAGGGGGCTGGCTAGGGGTGTGTTGATAGGGTCGTCGATCTGTTTCCTGACCAGAATGACCAACATCAACATTAATAGACCTCTAGAACTCATATCTGGTGTTATATCCTATATATTGCTAAGACTTGACAATCATCCATCATTGTATGTGATGCTCAAAGAGTCCTCACTCAGATCAGAGATATTCTCAATCCCCCAGAAAATTCCCGCAGCTTATCCAACCACAATGAAAGAAGGCAATAGATCTGTTTTGTGCTATCTCCAGCATGTACTTCGTTATGAGAGAGACATGATCACATCCTCCCCTGATAATGACTGGCTTTGGATATTCTCTGACTTCAGGAGTGCTAAGATGACATACTTGACTCTAGTAACTTATCAGTCACATATCTTACTTCTGAAGATTGAGAAGAGCCTCTCCAAGCAGATGAGAATTAGGCTTAGACAGTTAAGTTCATTGATGAGACAGGTCTTAGGAGGTCATGGGGAGGACTCCCTGGAGTCTGATGAGGACATTCAGGGGTTGTTAAGGGATGCCTTGCAAAGAACTCGATGGGTGGATCAAGAAGTTCGTCATGCAGCAAAGACTATGACGGGAGATCACAGCCCTAGTAGGAAGATACCTCGGAAGGGAGGCTGTTCAGAATGGGTTTGTTCTGCCCAACAGGTTGCAATTTCAACCTCTTCTAATCCTGCCCCAATGTCTGAACTAGACGTTAGAGCCTTATCTAGAAGACTTCAGAACCCACTAATATCAGGTTTGAGAGTGGTGCAATGGGCTACAGGTGCTCACTATAAACTAAAGCCAATACTTGATGATCTTGATGCCTATCCATCTCTCTGTCTGGTTGTAGGAGATGGATCCGGCGGAATCTCAAGGACTGTGCTTAGCATGTTCCCCGATGCCAGATTGGTTTTTAACAGCTTGTTAGAGGTGAGCGATCTAATGGCCTCTGGGACGCATCCGTTACCTCCCTCAGCAATCATGAGTGGGGGCAGTGATATAGTGTCTAGGGTCATAGATTTCGGGTCAATCTGGGAGAAGCCATCAGACCTAAGGAACCTTTCTACCTGGAGGTACTTTCAGTCAATCCAAGGTCGCCTTAACATGTCTTATGATTTGATCATATGTGACGCAGAAGTGACAGACATCCCATCAGTCAACAAGATCACTCTGTTGATGTCTGATTTTTCGCTCTCAATTAATGGTCCCCTCAACCTAATCTTTAAAACTTACGGGACTATGCTGGTGAACTCAGATTATAAGGCTATCCAGCATCTCTCAAGGGCTTTCCCGTCCGTTGCAGGATATATTACTCAGATGACATCATCCTTCTCGTCTGAAATCTACCTGAGGTTTTCAAAGAGGGGTAAGTTCTTTAGAGATTCTGAGTATCTGACCTCCTCCACCCTGCGGGAGATGAGTCTTGTTCTGTTCAATTGTAGCAGTCCTAAGAGCGAGATGCAAAGGGCCCGTTCTTTGAACTATCAGGATCTGGTGCGAGGATTTCCTGAGGAGATTATTTCAAACCCTTACAATGAGATGATAATAACCCTTATAGACAGTGAAGTAGAGTCCTTCCTTGTTCACAAGATGGTGGATGATTTGGAGCTCCAGAGAGGAACTCTGTCAAAGATGTCCATCATTGTCGCCATAGTCGTAGTCTTTTCTAATAGGGTGTTCAATGTGTCAAAGCCATTGAGCGGTTCAGTATTCTACCCGCCTTCAGACCCGAAGATTCTAAGACACTTCAACATCTGTTGCAGCACCCTGATGTATCTGTCGACTGCCTTGGGTGATGTGCTGAATTTTGCTCGACTTCATGAGCTCTATAACAACCCGGTCACCTACTATTTTAAGAAGCAGGTCGTCAAAGGGAGCATATATCTGTCATGGAGCTGGTCGGATAGCACATCCATCTTCAAGAGGGTGGCATGTAACTCCAACCTGAGTCTATCCTCTCACTGGATACGACTGATTTACAAGATAGTCCGGACCACTCGGTTTGTGGGGAACACCAATGAACTCTCTAAAGAGGTTGAGAAGCACTTAAGAGGGTACAACAGATGGATAAATCTCAACGATATTCGATCTCGGTCCTCTTTATTAGATTACAGTGGCTTATGACTCTGCTGGGTATCTCATATATGCCCTTCCATCTTATTGTACACTGAATCTTGAAAAAAACACACCTAGAATCCATAGCCGGTACCTATCTGGGGGTTTCTCTTCTTTATTGTTTTTTTTGTTAAGCGT